CGATCCAAACTCAACAGCATCTAGAAGCACTGATGCTTCACACTGCAAACAAGTGGGGACTGGACAAGAAGTCCAAAGAGCATCGTCTCAACTGGATCGAAAGTAATACAGATCTCATCAAGTGTAGTGGAAACGATCCAATTGCCAATGGACAATGGGTGGAGGCTGACGATCCATTCGCGTTCTACGCTGCCTGTAAGGAACTGACGAACTTCTGGAATCGTGGCTTCGGGTACATCTCTCGACTTCCAATCGGCATGGATGCCACTACTCAGGGACTTCAGATCTATGCGCTTCTTCTCCGTGACCCAGTCGCCGCTGCTGCAACGAACGTACTTCCTAGTTCAGCACCTGCGGATCCGTATCAAGCTGTGGCTAATCGAGTCATCGATAAACTGATCGCTTCTGATTCACCTTATGCCAAGGGACTTCTGTCTCTCGGCATTGATCGTAGTACCACGAAGCGTCAGACTATGACATTGCCATACGGTCTGACACAACACTCATGCATTGGGTACACGCGAGAGTGGCTTGATGATCGTCTACGTCACCTTCCTAATCCATTCGGCCTTGAGATCTACAAGCCAGCTGCGTTCTTAGGCAAGATGATCTGGAACTCGATGGAAGATGTTGTTGGCTCAGCCACGCGAGGAATGAAGTTCATTCGAGACTGCATGGGAGTTCTTGTCGATCATGACATCACTCCACGATGGAGTACTCCTCTTGGTCTTCCTGTTCGGATGCGCTACGAGAACTACGACTCGATGACCGTGTCCACTAGGATCGGTGCTCGTGCTCGTGTGCTGACCATCCGTGAGGAGAACGGCAAGCAGTCGAAGCGCAAGGCACTGAACGGAGCTGCTCCAAACTTTGTTCACAGTCTTGATGGCATCGGTGGCTTGCTAGGTAAGACAGTCAACCTGTGCCAAGCACAAGGCGTTCAAGACATCGGATCAGTGCATGACCAGATCTTGTGTCTCGCTGCTGATGTCCCAGTGGTTTCCTCTTGCGTCCGGAAGGCTACTGTTGAAATCTTTCAGCACGACGTACTGGCCGAGTTCCGAAAAGAGGTATTGACTTATCTGCCTTTTGTGGTAGAATTACCTGAAGTTCCAGAGTACGGTTCTCTGGACGTGACTGAGGTTTTGAAGAGTGAATACTACTTCAACTAGGAGAACACAGAACATGAGTGGCAAGCAGAACATCGTCCGAGTCACCACCCCAGTTGGCATCGCCGTCTACCCAAAGATCGAGAAGCCAGACACGAAGTTCGATGTGAACGGCGTGTACAGCATCGACCTTGATCTCTCCGGAGCCGAAGCCTCCGAACTTGCGGCCAAGCTTCAGAAGATCGCAGATTCGGCCTACGCGGAAGAGTGCAAGGCCAAGGGCAAGAAGCAACTGAAGCGAGCAGATATGCCGTGGAAGCAGACTGAAGACGGAAAGACCCGCTTCAAGTTCAAGCTCAAGGCCAAGGCTGGCACTGGCGAGAAGCAGTGGGACCAGAAGCCCGCGCTCTTCGACGCCAAGGGCAATCCAGTCAAGGATCTCAATGTCGGAAGCGGCTCCACTGTGAAGGTGGCTTTCGATGTGGCTCCCTACTTCACGGCAATGGTTGGCCACGGCATCTCGCTGCGCCTCCGAGCTGTTCAGGTGCTTGAGTTGCGACAATACATCGCTGGCGACAACTTCGATGCGTTCGGCTTCAAGGCGACCGATGGTTTCGTCAAGGAGCAGGAAGCAACGGTTCCCTTCGAGGATTCGGACAACGATTTCTGATGCGAATCACACTCTGGGTTGAACCTGTTGCTGCCTCCCGACCTCGCGTTGCGAGGAACGGCAGGGTCTACTACCAGAAGCGATACGACAACTTCCGGAAACTCGCGTGGGCATCCCTTGGTGAAATGAGCCGTCCCAAGGGATGCCCTTTGTCTTGTCCTCTTGAGGTCGAGATCACCTTCTACTGCCGCACACCGAAGAACCCAAGCAACCCGTATCCCATAGGCGACATCGACAACTACCAGAAGGGGTTGCTCGATGTGCTGAACGGATGGGCTTGGCAGGACGATGTGCAGGTGTGCAGGATCATCGCCTCGAAGAAGTATTCGGACACGCCGAGGATCGAAGTGGAAATACGAGAACACCATGTCGAACCAATCCGAATTCGTAAGACACGAAAGCTGCCCGAAGTGCGGTAGCAAGGACAACCTTGCTCGGTACACGGACGGCCACGCTTGGTGCTTTGGCTGCAACTACAGAGAGAAGAGCGAAGGTAATCCCAAATTTGGGATTTCATTTCGCAGAAAGGCGAACATGATCGATGTCACATTCTCTGCGCTGAAGAAGCGTGGGATCACAGAAGAGACTTGCCGTTTCTGGGGATACGGAGTTGGGGAGTACAACGGCCAGAGCGTTCAAGTCGCTCAGTACATGAAGGATGGAGCAATCGTCGCACAGAAGCTTCGATTCCCCTCCAAGGACTTCGTGGCTCTTGGAGAGTTCAAAGATGTCGGCCTGTATGGTCAGCACCTTTGGCGTGACGGTGGCAAGATGGTCACGGTCACTGAAGGAGAGATCGACGCGCTTACCGTCTCACAAGTCTTCAGCAACAAGTGGCCTGTGGTGTCTGTTCCCACCGGAGCCGCCGGAGCAGTGAAGGCATTTCAGAAGAGCCTTGAGTGGCTTGAGACTTTCGACGCAGTCCACATCCTGTTCGATGATGACGATGCAGGACGCAAGGCAGCGAAGGAGTGTGCTCTCCTACTTACTCCGGGCAAGGCCAAGATCGGGCGCGTGGCTGGCTACAAGGATGCCAACGAGGCTCTTCAGGGTGGCTCTGCTGCGAAGATCGTTGATGCTGTGTATGGCGCGAAGACCTACAGGCCAGACGGAGTTGTCATGGGTTCAGACCTGTGGGAAACCGTCATCACCGAAGACAACACGGAGAGCGTTGCTTACCCGTGGACACAACTCAACGACAAGCTGCTTGGGATCCGCAAGGGTGAACTCGTCGTTCTTACCTCCGGTACAGGCATCGGCAAGTCATCGGTCTGCCGTGAGTTGATCTGCCACCTGATTCGTGCTGGCAAAAAGGTTGGAATGCTGATGCTTGAGGAGTCCGTGAAGCGAAGCGGACGCAACCTCATGGGCATTCATCTCAACTGTCCTCCGTACTGGTGGGCTGAACGCGGCATCTCCGAGCAGCAGAAGAAGGAAGCATTCGACGCAACCGTTGCCAAGGTCGTGATGTTCGATCACTTCGGATCGGTTGACCCGGAGAATCTGCTTGCTCGTGTGCGCTACATGACCAAGGCTCTTGGATGCGAGTATGTATTCCTTGATCACTTGAGCATCGTGGTGTCCGGTCTCGGTGATGGAGATGAGCGCAGACTGATCGACAACGCCATGACATCGCTGCGTTCCCTAGTCGAGGAGACGCAGATCGCGCTGTTCGTCGTGTCTCACCTTCGCCGTCCTGACGGTGATCGTGGTCACGAGAATGGAGCACAGACATCGCTGGCACAACTGCGCGGATCACACAGCATCGCACAGTTGGCTGATGCGGTGATCGGACTTGAACGAAATCAGCAGGATGACGAGAATGCCAATCTGCTGACGCTGCGCGTCCTGAAGAACCGATACACAGGTGAGACAGGACTTGCAGGAGGACTTCGGTGGTACAGGGACAATGGTCGCTTGGCCGAAGTCGAAGAACTTCCAGTGAATGAGGATATCGAATGAGTAATCCAATCGGAAACAGCATCAGGGGCATCATGTCCCTCCCACGAGTTACTTGGACAGCGACCATGGACTGCCTCTTCAGGCCCGTCTATGAACTGAACTTCAGGATGCGTATGGTGACTGGCGTGTTCTGGGGCCAGTGCCTTGAGCGTGAGATCGAAGCGGCCATCGCTGATGGCACGGAGAAGTACATCCTTGTCATCGACTACGACAGCGTGTTCGACACTAACGACATCGTGAAGCTGTGGGAGGTCATGGAGGCTGATCCAACCATCGACGCCTTGTGTCCGGTTCAGGTGATGCGGGAGAAGAACGATTTCCTGTACAAGGTTGATCCAGAACCAAAGGTTCCTGCCACCCGTGATGCCGTCGAGGTTCTTACTGGCCATTTTGGATTGACGCTGCTTCGCGTCTCTTCGTTGAACCGCCTCCCTAGGCCGTTGTTCCTCAGCAAGCCTGACATGAGCGGGCAATGGGGGCCGTACAAGACCGACGAGGACATCTACTTCTGGCAGCAGATGCGGAATTACTCCAGACGGATCTGCGTGTGTCCCACGGTGAAGATCGGCCATCTCCAGCTGCTCATCACTTGGCCGGATGGAAAGCACTACAAGCACCAGTTCGTGAACGATTTCAAGAAGAACGGACGCCCCGGAAACTGCGAGGTTGACTAATGACTGCCGTAAAGCCCAAGAAGGATCATCCATGGAACAAGGCCATCAACATTGATGTGCAGCGTCGTAAGTTTCTAGATCGCATCAAAGAACTGAAGCACCAGATCCGAATGCTCAATATCGAAATCAGAATGAACGAGACGAAGCTCAAGGAGCTAACAGAAAATGGAAAGTGAAATGACCTTGGACATTCGTCTAGTTTGCGAGGAGCAGCGGAAGGTCAGCAGGACAACTCTGATCGTCTCTGCTTGGAGTGAACACATCGATACGGTCACTCTTGTGGTTGAGAAGCATGATCTTGAGAAAGACAAGATTGTGAACACCAAAGTCGAAGTTCCTCTTTCGCAGATGCTCGATGCACTTGATGCAGTCAGGAAGGTGCTTCGTGCATGACCCACGAACATTCGTCGCAGAGCACAATGAACTTTCCTTGTTCTTGGATGGCCACGACAACGCAATCATTGGTGTCGGCCAGAGGTGCGGCCAGTTGGCTCTTGCTGTCTACGACAACGCAATCATCCGTGCCAACCTGATGGCTGAAGGCATGGATGAAACTGATGCCATCGAGTTCTTCAACTTCAACATCTTGGGAGGCTGGCATGGGGAACATACTCCGATCCTCATGGAGCCAGTCGAGACCAAGGAAGAAACGATCACGAGGCTGAAGAAAGAGAACACAAAGCTTCTGCTTCGCCTCGCGGAGTATGAAGCCCGTGAGTACTGAATTCGACAAAGGACTGAGGTCTTGGTCTGAGGTAACTCGGATCTGGAACTCACAAGAGAACAAGACTGACTCTCCCGAATCCATCAAGGAATGTGGCTTACAAGCTCTACGAAAGCTGAAGCGACTGCTTGAAGATCAGGGAAAGACATACGAGGATATGGTGAACAAATGAAACTCTTTTTAGACATCGAAACGAACATGATCGAGGACTGGATCCACATGACGGATCTCAAGACGCTGCACTGCATCGTCGTGAGCGTCGATGGAGCAGAACCTCGGCAAGTAACTGCTTCACAACTCATCGAGCTGTGTGCCATCGCGGAGATCGTCATCGGCCACAACATCATGGCCTTCGATCTTCCCGCTCTTCAGAAGCTGATTGGTCTGAAGCTTTCCTGCCCGATCATTGACACGCTTGTCGTGTCTCGCCTCAAGTATCCGGATCTCCGCAACGATGACTTCGGAACCCTGAACAGTGGCTTCCCGAAGGAGCTTGTTGGTTCTCACAGCCTGAAGGCTTGGGGACACAGGCTGAAGCTCCACAAGGGAGATGCTCCTGACTTCACTGAGTTCTCCGAAGAAATGCTGGAGTATTGCCAGCAGGATGTTCGCGTCACGGTGAAGCTGTACGAACATCTCAGCATCGCAGAGATTGATCCGAAGGCTGTGGAGGTCGAGCACAAGTTCGCAGAGGTCATCAGACAACAAGAACGCAATGGCTTCTTCTTCGATGTCTCTGCTGCTGAGAAGCTTCATGCTGCACTCCTTCGAGAGAAGCTGGAGATCGAAGCACAGATGCGTCAGGTCTTCCCCGACAAGATCATCAATCGAGTCAGTGAGAAGACAGGAAAGCCTTTGAAGCCGAAGATCGAGGAGTTCAATCCCGGCTCACGCACACAGATCGCAGAGCGTCTCATCGAGAAGTATGGATGGCAACCAACGGAGATGACTCCTGATGGTCGTGCGCGTGTTGACGAGGCTGTGCTTGACTCTCTGGATTACCCAGAGGCGAAGCTTCTCGCCAAGTACCTGACCTGCGTCAAGCGTCTTGGGCAACTTGCAGACGGTGAGAACGCTTGGCTGAAGCTCCACATCAACGGCAAGCTTCATGGTCGCGTGAACACCAACGGAGCAGTGACTGGCCGTTGTACTCACAGCGTTCCCAACATGGCTCAGGTTCCCACCGATCCGGCCTACAGGTCTCTGTTCATTCCTTCTGACGGAAAGGTTCTCGTAGGTGCTGACGCTTCTGGTCTTGAGCTTCGTTGTCTCGCGCATTTCCTCGGGCGGTACGACAAAGGTGAGTACGCCAAGAAGGTCATCTCCTGTGACATTCACTGGGAGAATGCGAAGGCATTTGGTTTGGCTCCTCAGCAGCAGCAAGACAAAGCAAACCCAAGCCACAAGGCTGCACGAAACCAAGCCAAGGGAGGAATCTACGCCCTGATCTACGGCGCAGCAGACACCAAGCTTGGACTGGTTCTTGGCGGTGATGTGAAGAAGGGTAAGAAGAGCCGTGCGAACTTCTACACGGCTGTACCTGCGTTTCAGAAACTCAAGGATGATGTTGAGCGCATCGTTGGAACCAAAGGACAACTCAAGGGCATTGATGGTCGAGTGCTTCCGATCCGCAGCTCACACGCAGCACTGAACACTCTGCTTCAAAGCGCGGGTGCTGTGATCATGAAGGAAGCTTGCATCATTGCTCACGATGAGTTCAAGAAGAACAACCTTGATGTGCAACAAGTTGCTGCGGTTCACGATGAATACCAACTGATGTGTGATCCGCTCCATGCTGACACTGTTGGTAAGATCATGGTTGAGGCTATCCGCCGTGCGGGTGCTTCGTTCGGCTTCCGATGCCCGTTGGATGGCGAATACCGTGTCGGTAAGAACTGGGCGGAGACTCACTGATGGAACAGCCACTCGACTTCATTCCTACTGAAGAACTGATTGCAGAGATCAAACGACGCTACGACTCGATGTTCTTCATCGGGTACAAGCGCACGACCAAAAAGAGTTCTGATTACCACTGCGCGACGAACGCAGATCCACACGAGGTCATTGGCCTTCTTGAGATGGCCAAGGACATCGCCAGAGACATTGGAGCATCCGATGAGGAATGACATTTGCTACATCGCAATCGATGGACGAGGAGGCTCGGAAAACGCCGTCGATAAACTGAGCCTGATCGGTAGCAAGGCCAAGGATAAGTTTGGATTCGGAGAGGTCGTTGTCCTGTCCGCAGTTCCACCGAAACTCACATACTCGAACGTCTCCGTTAGAAGCATCGGGGAGATGAGCCTTGCCGAGTACAGTGCGTTTGTTTTCTCCAAGATCCACTTATACACAGACAAGCCTTACATCCTCATCTACCAAGACGATGGGTATGCCTTGAACAAGGATCGATGGAACCCGAAGTTCATGGACTACGACTACATCGGCGCACCGTGGCCAGAGCGATTCAACTGGTCTGCGAAGGGCTACAAGGTTGGTAATGGAGGCTTCAGTCTCAGGACTAGGAAGTTCTGCGAGTTCTGCTCGACTCTTCCGTTCCCAAACCAACCAGAGGACATGGCCATCTGTGTCTTCTACCGAGATTTACTCGTGAAACGCGGATTCAAGTTTGCTGACCAGCATCTCGCTAAAGAGTTCTCCTGCGAATATCCGATTGATGAGTCTCACAGCCTCCGCACATCTTTTGGATTCCACGGAAAGCACAACTTGAAACTCGCAGAGGACATCGCAAATGACTGAGAGACTTCCCGACAAGTTCGACCGAGTCCACATCGACGGAGACATCCTGATCTACGGGATCTGCTCCGCTTGCGAATACTGTGCGAGGTTCGATGAGGATCTCGATGTGGTGTTCTGTAACTTGAACGAGGCGTTGGGGATGGCAGAGGCGACCATGGCTAAGTACACGGCCATGACCAAGGGAAGCCTGACCATTCACTTCACAGGCTCTGGGAACTACCGCAAGGAGATCTACCCCGAGTACAAGGCGCATCGCAAAAAGGTCCGCAAGCCCGCTGGGTTCAGGACTCTCAAGGAGATGCTGGAGCAGAAGTACCACTGCATGACGGAGAACGGCATCGAGGCTGACGATCTGATTGGCCTGTGCCACACTCGTGATTCGCATCGTGGTCTTACTTCTTTGATCATCTCCACCGACAAAGACTTCAAGACCATTCCCGGCTGGATCTACAACCCAGATCACGACGCCTTTACTTTCGTAAAACCAGAAGAGGCTGATCGGAACTGGTTGCTTCAGACTCTTACTGGAGACAAGGCAGACGGCTACCCCGGCCTTGAAGGTGTTGGCCCCGTGACTGCTGCCAAGATCCTGAAGCAGGGGACTTGGCAAGAGGTTGAGGATGCGTATGTCAACAGCGGCTTCACCCCCGAATATGCGTTGAATCAAGCGAGGCTGGCTCGCATTCTCCGCATGGACGAGTACGATTGGGACAGCAGAAAGGTACGACTATGGCAACCCGCGACGAACTGATGGAACTCCACAAAAGCCTGTGCGATCAGGCCCGTGAACTTTCTCGCAAGAAGAACCACGACTACAGCGGAGGCAAGGACCAGACCCACGCCTTCCTGAACTTCATCAAATGCGAGGAGCTTGGTTTCTGCAAGACCGAGACTGGTGTTCTTGTCCGTCTCAGCGACAAGCTCTCCCGTCTCAACACCCTTGCGGATTCAAGCCTCAAGTATGAGGTTTCCGATGAGAAGGTTCTCGACACCGTGCTGGATGTGATCAACTACATCGTGATCTTCTACGCCATCCACAATGAGCGGAAGAATAAGGAAGCCGCAGGAGGTTTCTTCCTTGAATGAGTTTAAGGACGGCGAATTTCCGCCTGTTCCCTTGAGCTTACTTAAGAAGCTTGAGGAACTAGTTCCTGAGAAGTGTCCCGATCTCTCCATGGGGGAGCGGGATATTTTCTTCTACGCAGGGCAACGCGCGCTCGTTAGAACCCTGTGGCAAGTCTACAACGAGCAGAACGAGGTGCAATGATGTGTGTTGGCGGTGGACGTACTTACCAAACAACGGTTGAGAAAACAACTCTTCCTGCCCCAGCTCCGATGGTTGCTCCGCAGATGATGCAGTCTACTCCTGCGCCAGCAACTCCTCGTGACGAGATCACTTACAAGAAGAAGGGCAAACGCGGTCTGACCATTCCTCGCACAACTTCCGTCAATGTTCCGGGAGCCTGATCATGCCACAAACCGCGAAGGCAACCTACGCCAATCTTGAGAATCAGCGGCACAGTTATTTGCTGCGAGCCCGAGATTGCGCTCGACTGACCCTGCCGCACCTGATGACGGATGACGGGGATCAATCGGCTCAACGCCTTCCGACCCCCTACCAATCCGTAGGTGCGCGTGGCGTTAACAACCTTGCTTCTGCACTGCTGTTGTCTCTACTTCCCCCGAACGCTCCCTTCTTCCGATTCATCTTGGACACGAAAGCCCAGATGAAACTCATGGCACTTTCGCCCAATGCGAAGGGGGAGGTAGAGACAAGCCTTGCTGAACTTGAGCGTCGAGTCAGCAAGGAGATCGAATCTCTCGGCATCCGAAGCAGCCTGTTTGAGGCTGTAAAGCAACTGATCGTCTGTGGATCTGTTCTTCTTTACTTCCCAGACGATGGCCCCATGCGTGTCATCAAGCTTGATCGTTTCGTAGTCAAGCGTGATCCAATGGGCAATGCCAAGAAGATCGTCATCAAGGAGACAGTCTCTCCGTCGATGCTTCCGGAAGAGATTCAACCTTTCGTTCGCTCGTGTATGTGTTCCCACGAAGACACCGTGGACATCTACACTTGCTGCCACACCATGCCAAACGGAAAGGTCGAGGTCTACCAAGAGGTAGAGGGAGAAATCGTTCCAGAGTCTTACGGTGTTTATCCGATGGAACAGAATCCGTTCCTTGCCCTTCGGATGAATCGTGTGGATGGAGAAGACTACGGACGCTCTTACGTTGAGCAGTACCTCGGAGACTTGATCTCACTTGAGAGTCTGTCTAAGAGCATCGTAGAAGCCGCAGCAGCCGCCTCCAAGGTTCTCTTCCTTGTGAACCCAACTGGAACCACCCGTGCCAAGACTCTGGCTCAAGCCCCCAACGGAGCAATCCGCGAGGGCATGGCGGCAGACGTATCAGTGCTTCAGGTGAACAAGGGTCAGGATCTTCAGGTAGCTTTGACTACTGCTCAGGGAATCTCAGAGCGTCTCAGCTATGCCTTCTTGCTCACTGAGGCTACAATCCGCAACGCAGAGCGAGTGACTGCTGAAGAAGTTCGTCTTGTCACCCAGAGCATCGAGCGGCAGCTTGGTGGCATCTACTCGATCTTGTCTCAAGAGTTCCAGCTTCCGTTGGTTGGTCGGATCATTGACCGTCTTACCAAGAGCCGTCGTATGCCGAAGCTCCCCAAGGACTTTGTCACTCCGACCATCGTCACAGGCATTGATGCTCTTGGACGCGGTAACGACCTCAACCGACTGGATGTCTACCTACAGGGCATCGGACAGATCCTTGGACCGCAGATGATCCAGCAGTACATTGATGTCCGTGAATACATGAATCGTCGCGCAGCCGCACTTGGAATTGACACGGCTGGGCTGGTAAAGACCGAAGAGCAACTCGCTCAAGAACAGCAGATGCAGATGCAATCGAGTCTGCTGGCAAACCATGGCAATGAAGTCATCAAATCGATGAGCGGCATGGCTCAAGCAAACATGAGATCGCAAGCATGAGTACCCAAGTCATCTACAAATCAGAACAACCCGTTGATGAAGCCATGGCAAAGGCCGTGGCAGAAGCACAGGCAGCAGAGAACACTCCCGCACCCGTGGAGCGTCCTCAATGGTTGCCTGAAAAGTTCAAGTCGCCTGAGGATCTTGCCAAGGCATACTCCGAACTGGAGAAGCGTTTCTCGACCCCTGCGGAGAAGCCCAAGGCTGAACCTCAGACTGACGCTGGTACTCCGAGCGGCTTGAACTTCGAGCCTTACGCTCAGGAATACGCAGAGACTGGCGACTTGAGCGAAGACAGTGTGCAGAAGCTTGTTGCACAGGGCATTCCTGAGAATGTCATCCGCAACTACGTCGATGGCGTCAAGGCTGTTGGTGAGCGTCAGACCCAGCAGATCTACTCGATGGCTGGCGGCGAAGCCCAGTACAACTCGATGCTGGAGTGGGCCGCTGACAACCTTGAAGAAGGTGAGATCGACGCCTTCAACGAGATCATGGACTCTGGAAACAAT